CTGCCGGGCAAAGCTGTTGCGCCTGCTGGCGCTCTCGGGGGCGGCCTGGGCCTTGGCTGGCTCGCGGATGGAGGACTGATCGAAGTAGTAGCGCGGACCCTTACTGAGCAAGAACACGTACTCGTGGGCCTTGGTGCAGCGATCCTTGATCGACTCGGGCATGGGGTTGGGCTTGTGCCAGATTATGTCCTGGCGCAGGTACCAGCCATCGTCCTGAAGCGCGATCGCCAATCTCCAAGGCAGCCCAAGAAGGTTTTTATCGGGAAGGCCCGTTCGAGTCTTCATTCGCCCAATGCCTGTATTGCCGTGGAGTCCTTCGGAATGCTTTCCGCCCGTTGAGCCTCCCCACTTCGAATCGCTCGCATAGCTGTCGCCGAGGTTCACCCACAGCGTTCCGTCATCCCGCAGTACGCGGCGCACTTCTCGGAACACAGCGACCAGGCTATCGATGAATTCACGCGGAGAGGCCTCCAGCCCGATCTGGCCGTCGACCCCATAGTCGCGCAGCCCGAAATAGGGCGGGCTGGTGATGCAGGTGTGCACTGACTGATCCGGCAGCGTCCGCATCATCTCGATGCAGTCGCCCACCAGGATGCGGTGCTGCTGGGTCATGTTGTGGTCCTTGCGTGCAGGCGCCGCCCTCGCCGGGGGGAGGCGTTATCGTTGAATAGGGGAAGGCGCTGGCGGGCAGCGCTTGTTGTTACGGGCGATTGTCGTGATCGCAGTGGCGGCAGTCTTCGTAGCAGGGCGAAGGCACGAACCGGCCACAGCCTCCGCAGTTCTGGATGCTCGCAGGCGCCCGTCGTCGCTTCGGCTTGGCCAGGACAATGCCGGTGCCTTGCAGGGCCTCGTTGATGTTCACGTCCCGCTTGTGCACTAGGCGCCTAGCCTTGGCCTCGAGGTACGACAAGGGCCAGATCACCGCTTCCTCTGGCGTGTTGCCGATGGCCTCGGCAGCCTCAAACGTGAGGTGGTGTGCTTTCTCGAATCGGAAGGTGTGGCCTATTGGCCACCTGGCCAAGGCAATGTCGTTCCCGTTCCAGTGCCCAGGGATCTGCAAAACGACAGTACAGCCAGGGGAAAGCTGTTCGCGTGCTTCGTCCAGACTGATGTACTGATGGTCGACTCCCAGGTGCGCGCGGGCATCGACGTATTCCTTTGGCCATGGAATGTCTGTTTCCCGATGTCCACAGGCCTCTTCCTGGGTGAACAGCTCGGCCTTGTCGAGGTTGGTGGTGTAGCCGCCACCAAGGGCCCAGAACATCAGGCCGTCACCGGTGTTGCTGCGTCTGTCCTGTAGATAGAACCGGGTCATGGCTTTCTCCATGCATGCGCCGCCCTCCGTGCTGGTGGCGGCATGGTGGCAATTTGGTTTGGGATGGGGTATTACGGGTGACCGGCATGGGGCCGGGTGCAAGGAGTTTGTTTTGGGCGAGATCTCATTAAATGATGCGCGAGGCTATTTCCGGGACCTGGTCGGACCCGCATTCGAAGAGTTCTGGCGCGAGTATCAGCGAGATGAGCCAGTTGATCGCGATCGTTTCATGGTGATCTACCGTCGTCTTCTGACCTGCATGTTTTTCATGAATCACATGACGGACAAGGTTGCGAAAATGCGCGGATACAAGAGCCCCCTCGATGTTATTGAGGCGGTCAAAGGCGCCGATTGCAAAGCTGGTGAAGCTCTAGAGGTGTGCCGCCTTCTGGTGAACGACGTAAAGCATCCCGCAAAACGTTTGCAGACATACGAGCTTCGTGACCGTGGCAGGGAATACGACCGTCCCGGGCAAAACAAGCTGCCTGCCTGGACTTACACAGACAAGATCGGCGGTCATCACGAGCTTGGAGATACCGCCCAGCGGGTCTGGGCCTACTGGGTTTCGCATAGACATGAACGGAAGTAGTTCATGCTGCTGGCCTCTCGATCTCGTCCTCCTCGTCGCGGTCTGGATTTGAAAGAATCGACCTAACGCTGAGGTCGTAGAAAGCCTGCACCACATCTTCGCTAAGTAGTATTTCGTGGCGCATCCTCAGGAATTTGGACAGTTCATCGTCACTCATGGCATCCATCTTTAGGATTGCCATCTGCAGCACCTCATTGATCGGCATGTCATCGGCGCGCTTGCAGATACGCTCCATCGCCTGATGGATGCCGGGCCTAACCCGATGCCTCAGCGCCTTCTCGTCGAACTTGATGCGCTTCTTCTCAGCGTTTTCATTACGCTGCTGTTGCGTCAGAGCCATCATCGCCTCCATTGCGCACAAAGCGGGTGCCCGGGCTGATATCCAGCAGGTCGCACACCCGGTTGATGATCTTGAGCGCCGCGTCGAACACCTTGGCGTCGTCCGGCTCGCGGGCCAGGCGCTTCATGTTCGGCTGGTGCTCCAGGCAGACCTTGTCGACCAGGCGCCGGGCCAGCCTGCGCAGGTGATCGGCGCTGTCGTGTTCCCGCAGGCTCAGCGCAAAGGCCAGGGCCACATCATCAGGCCGGTACTGGCCGCCGCTGCGGGTGATGTACAGCTTCTTCACCGGACGATTCATCCAGGCCGGCAGGGTTACCACTCCAGAAGGTGCTTTCTGCATGTCTTCGCTCCGATAGGCCGCTGGGCGGCAGGTGGAACTGATCACGCCGCCTTGTTCTTTGCAGCGCGCTTCGGATTTTTCTGTTCAATCTCAAGATCCATGTCGTTCCAGCCAGCCAAAAACCAAGAGCCGTGAACCGTGTATGAGGCGAATTGGTTGGCCAGCTTGCCGCCACCGTTGCGGCGGCATTCCCGGCCTTCGTAGTAAACGCTGGGATGCTCGCAGCAATCGCTCATGGCTTACTTCTCCAGGGCTTTCCGCAGGTAGGGGTCGATGTCAGCTTGTCCGAGCAGCCAGCGTTTGTAGTCGAGCGGGATGTCCTCGATCTTCGAGCCTGCGTGCTTGCCGAAGCGAATGACCTTCGGGATTCGGGCTTCCTCGGAGATTTCCCACAGCTCTTCCCAGCTGGCCACCGGCCGACCCAACTGCGCCTTGAGGGTGCTGAAGATTGTTGCCAGGAGGCGACGGCAGTTCTTCACATCATCAAGCGCGGCGTGGGCGTTTCTCAGAAGCTCGGGAGCTTCCGACCGGTAGTGGAGATAGATCATCGCCGACTGGGTGTGCGAGTCAGCGTCCGGCCAAAGCATCGAGCTCAGGGCCTTGGTGCAGATGCGCTTGATATCCGGCTTGCCGATCACCCCCCAGTCGTAATCGACGTTGTGACCGATCAGGTAGGTGGCGTCTTCTGGCAGCTTGAAGGAATCATGCGGCGGGCAGTCGACCAGCTCTTCGTCCAGGATGTGGCTGGTTGCCAGGGCGCCAAGTTCGATGGGCTTGGATGGCTTGTAGCGCTGCAAGAACTCGCCGGTTACGGCCAGGCCGGCACCGAGCTGCAGCCAGGCGGCCTCAACTAACTCGGGGTTGTTCAGGCCGGTGGTTTCAGAGTCGAAAATGTAGGCGGTCATATGAGGTCCATCGCGGAAGAGGAAGGGGTGGCAGCAGCGGGCTGGACTGCTGCTCATGAGCAATCAGAACGGTATTTCGTCTGAGAAGTCAGGCGGTGCGCCGTAGTCGTAGTTGTCTTGCTGGGCGTATCCGCTGGATACCTGCGCTGACTTCGGTCGACGGTCATGCACTGGCTTCTTCATCAACTGCTGGACCATCTTTTCCAGCTTCGCTGGGGTAGTGCAACGCGGGTCGAGGATCTCGGATGCCGTCTTTTCCGATTCGGCGCTGAATGGCGCGTAAATGATCGGTCGCGGCATGCCGGTCTGGCTGCTCTTCTCGATCTCCATCTGGATGAGCAGGCCGATTGGCTTCTTCAGGAGCTCGGGGAAGCCAGGGGCGGTTACCTGCTCACGCTGCTTGGTGTCGTTGTTCCACTTCTCGAACTGGGTTGGCTGTGGCGCTCCGACTGTGCGCAGCTGCAGGCAGGCCATGATGGCGTTCATCATGGCGTAGCAGCCCTCGTTTCGGGTGCCGTGCTGGTAGGTCAGGTTGAGGTAGAAGGTCGCCTCAGCCCCGTCGCGACTCTTGAAGGTGAAGCCGATACCGGTAGAACCTGTGTCCTGCTTCTCCATGTATTCGGCGCGCAGGAACTCGCCAATAAACTTGCCTGCCTCGTCGATGAATGCTGACTTGTTGTCCGCGGATCGCGCGGCATTTGCGTCCAGATTGAACATTCAGAAGGCTCCTATGCGGCCTGAGTTGTGTTGGTGAGGTCGTAGTACTCGCAGATCGCGGCATCGACCAAGGCGAGGTCGTTATCGATCATCGCCTCGTTGAACATGCCCATTGGGGCCTTGGTGGTGTCCGACCCGTTGTTTCGGGTGCTGAACAGGTGCTGGCCGTCGCTGACAACCGATCGAAGGACGATGGTGACCATGCCCTCCAAGGTGATCTTCTCGTCCAGCATCTTGCCGATGGTCTTCATCTTGATCTGGCCGGCGTCCGTCTCCTCGGTGTGGCTGAGGATGTAGACGCGAACGTCATCGGGCAGACCGAGCAGTGCCTCGAAGATGTTCCAGGTGTGCCGGCCGATCTCGGTGAACTTGTCGAACCCTTTCTCCTCGCTCCGGCGCATGAACTCGTTGGCCAGGATGTACTGGAAGTCGTCGATCACGATCACCTTGCGCTTGGTCTGGCGGCAGGCACCGATGACCTTGACCCAGTTGTCGGTGACATAGGACTTCCACGCTTTAGAGCCGGGGAAGGGAAGCGGCTTTTTGATGACCTGGACCAAAGCCACATCATCAGGCTTGAAGTTGCGCAACGACGCGCTCTTGCCGGCCCCGGACTTGCCGAGGATCAGGGTTACGGTTGCCATGCGGCACCTCAGCTGGGTTGGTTGTCCCACTGCCGCTCTATGCGAGCGGCCTCTTCTTCGTACTCTTTGCGCTCGTCGCCCTGGTACCGCTCAGGCGAGAACGATCCGACCGTCATCCAGTCGAGCTGGGCGGCCAGGCGGGGTGATGTCTTCATGGTTACCTCAGGAGGTGATGCAGCCTGCGTAAGCGCTTGCGAGCATCCAGGCGGTGCAGAGGGAGAGGGTAATGAAGCTGCCGCGCCACATGGCGAAGCGACGGGCGCGCTGGTAGCCGGTCATGGCCGCACGCGGACGGCGATGCGCCGCCCCTTCATTGTCACGCCGAGACTGCGCTTGAGACTGGCCACTGGCGTTTCCCGCGGCAGGCCGACGGCCTCGTTGAATGGGATGCCGAAGCTGATCACCGCCAGCGTGCGTTCGATCTGCTCCAGTTGCTCATCGATTAAGGACTTCACAGGTGCTGTGCTCATGCCACCCTCCCGTGCATCTCCATCCACTGTTCGTGGTCGCGTGCAATGATGCGGTTAAGGCGCTCGGTGTAGCTGCGCTGCTCGACAAGATCGATGGCGCCAGTGAGGCCGGCCAGGTCAATGGCCATGACCAGCTCGCCGCGTAGGGTCTCGTTGAAATTCGCGCAGATCGCTGTGAAGCGGGAGTCGATGATGTCGATCACCGCCTGACGGGTACCCTTGTTCATGCTGTCCTCCGGGCGGCGCCTGAGCCGCACATGGCTTCCATCTTGTCGAGTGCCGAGGCGATCACCCGGCGGGTTTCAACGTGCTGGCGCTCATCACGCTCGCTGATCATCGTGTTCCAGGCCTCGTTGTTTGCCCGGGCCTGCTCCGAGGTCATATGGTCAACCCACGACGAGTCACCAAAGAGCTGGTACTGGCGGTCGATCTCGCGGGCCTGGGCACTTTCTGCGTAAAGCTCATGCTCGCGAGCCATAGTCGCCTCCAGGTGGCGGGTCAGTCGGTGTATGCGATGTACTTGAAACGGCCATTGCCGAATTGCTCGAAGCGGCCGCCGAAGGTCCCGCGAACCTTGCGCTCTACCTCTTCGCGGGTGGCGCCTTCGGGATATACGCCTTCCTTGATCATTGAGGAGTGGGTATGCGACTTGCTGTGCCAGTCGATCTTGGAGGCATCCAGCGGGCGAGGCTCCCAGGACCGGTAGGTGCCAGTTGCCTTGTCGATGTTGACCACGAAGTCGTTAACGATCTCGTCGTCTTCCTCATCCCACTCGCATGTGTCACAGAAGTGGCGAGGTGCCGTGCACGACCCGCATGGCGGGTTTATGTGGCAGCTGCAGTTCTCGGATGGGCGCATCTGGATAACGCCCTTGCAGCCCTTGCGGGCGCAGGTGTCGCCTTCGCAGTAACCGAATTCACTCATGTTGATTTGCTCGATTTGCAACCGCATTGGCCAGGAGCCAGGCGGTCAGGTTGGTTAATTGGCGTACTGCAGGAGCAGCTGGTCGACCCGTCGGGCCTCGGCCACGTAAAGGCGCAGCAGGCCGATGGTGACCTTTGGGTTGGCGTCAGGCGCGACTCCGTAGCGCTCTATCCGCTCCTTGATCACAGCCAGTCGATATTTCCTGTACGCAGCGTGAGCCTGCTCGGGCGTCTCGTAGTAGCCGATGATTTCGGTGTGCGTGTCGTGCTTGTACCTGGCCTTGTAGCGCCTGGAGTGAGGCGCCACGCCCATTGGAAGCGAGCCACCTCGGGGCACCATGTTCGATAGGAAACTGTTCACCCAAACCGGGACGAAGACGCATGTCTCGGCGCTGTAGATCCTGTTCCCGGGTACGAGAAGATCCTTATCCAGCACCAGGCCTTCGTGCTTTTGGCTGTCGACCCAAGCCTTGAATCGCGATAGGCGTAGCCAGTCATCGCTCACAGAACACCCCTCGTAGGAGGGATTCTTGCGCTGATACCGCTCTGAATAGCAGCGCTCCAAAATTCCCCGCCAGGCCAGATAAAACGGCGCTCGGCCTTTGCCTACGGCTCCTGCCGGCAGGTCGTTTATGCCCACCCCGTAGATGAGCCGAGAGTCGCGCATAGGGAGTCCTCAGGAAGGTGACCAAACCCACCGTGAAAGGTGGCCTGGCGCCTGCCTAATGCGGTCGTATGTGAAGGGAAGTGGGCAGGCGGGAGGCGCTTCCCTCCATGCGTCGAGTCTGGCCAGCTGATGCCCTCGGACTCGCCTGCAAAAATGGTGTTACTGGTCAGCCTTGAGATGGGCGATTGCCACCCGGTAGGCCGCTGCGTTGTCACGCTCAAGCTTGGCTTGCTCGTGATTGCCCTCAGCCTCGTTGATCGGCGCGTTGGTTTCGCAAACCTGAGCGCTGACCTCCAGCTGGGCGATAGCTGCTGCGTGTTTCATGGGGTTCTCCTGGGGAGTGGCGGAACGTGAAAGCCCGAGGATTCCCCGGGCTTTCTTCCATAGGCTCAATGGCCTTGCATCGGAGTCGATAATTTTTGGCGGGACGTTGACCTCCAGAAAGGCCTTGCCCCGCTGGTACATCGCCAGCGCTCTCGATGGCGGCGCGGTGGATCGACTGGCAGGCCGCTTTCAGGATGAGGTTCTGGCCTCATGTGGCTGAGCGCTGCGCCGATCAGGATGAGAAGGAGCATGTGGTACTCCAGTTGAGATGCGGGATGCATCGGGCTGACACCTCGTCATCACGGCTACGCTCCCGGTGGCGGCAGGCTCCGTGCAAGGTGTCAGTCCGATGCACCCTGCGATGGGGAGCAGGGCATCGGGCCGTCTTTCCGGCTGTCAGGGAATCAGCTCTTGCCCATGACCGCTTTGGTGACGACCTTGGGGAATTTCTTGGTGCGAATCTCGTTTGCCTGCTTGTCAGTCAGCAGCCCGGCCAGATACAGCGTGGTGATTGAGGTGTTGATGTGGTCGAGGCGCTTGGCCTCGTCGGCGTTCATTTCCGGGAACTGCTGCGCGAATGGTCGCGCCGCCCAGCCTTGTTCAAACGTGCCTGACATTGTCTTGCCCCTGCTATTCAGTGGATTCCCCCTGATGCGCCCCGCTTGAGGCGCACCGGGGAATCGTCTGTCACTTATGTGCTTCGGGATCTTTGATGTGCTTGTCGAACAGCTTCTTGTGGCGGCGGGCGAAGCGGGCCACGAATGCAATCGCTAGCAGGGAGACTACGAATAGGGCCAGCGCGTAGAGCTTCAAGATGAGGTAGATCGACAGAGGTGTGAAAAGCACCACTAGGAACAAGTCGATGAAGGGGTCCGTTCTCGTCTCCCCTTTTTTGTCTTTCCACCACAGATAAGTGCTTGTAGAGCCTTTCGTTTCGAAGGTTGTCCATCCGCGCAGTCGAGCTATAAGTTCAAGAGCTGGGTTGCGACCAGGCTCGCTGTCGTCGATCCATCCCCAAGCATGGCGCCAGGCTTTTCCAAGCAAGATGATCAATCCACAAGCTACCGCTAGGGCAACCCCTGCGACCGCGCAGGCCAAGAGCTGCGCCGTTATGGACTCAAGAAATGGCGGGATACTCATAAGGTGTTCTCCGGTTGATTTCCCGATACAGCCTGTCGCCAAGCTGCATCAGTGAAATTCAGGCGCCTGTTATTACAGGGTCAGGCTCCCTGTTTCCTCGCTTTCCACAGTCGAGGGAAAACCATATGCTCCTACCTCCACAGTCGAGATAAGGAACATCGGAATGCCGGACTACATGGTTAGGGTTGAGATATTCAAAGCCGAAAGCGATGAATACGCGGATATGCACAAGGCGCTTGAGGCGCTTGGGTTGAAAAGAACAGTCTTGGGTGATAATGGTCAATGCAAACTGCCGCCAGGCACCTATTTCGGCACGAGCGACCTCAGCACCTATGACTTGAGGCAGAAGGTTAAGGCTATCGCAGCCCCGTTCTCTTACCCTGTTGATCCCTCGGTATTTGTTGCTCAGTCGATCGATTGGTCTGGCTGGCTACGCCCTGCTTGATTTGACCCGCAGCCTGAGAACTGTCTGCCCTTGGGCATTTCGCTCACCCAGTAAGCCAGGTGATTCGAAGCGATGGCGAAAGCCTCGTCGAAGCTGACTTTCTCGTCGGTCGATATCTCCTGAATGATCTGGCGAAAGCGTTCAATCTGTTGTTCGTTCATCTGCTTCACCTGCTCTCCGCGTGGCCCTGGAATAGGGCCACCTGGAGAGCATCCGGCCCACACTCGGCGGGCCGGTAATCTCCTTTCTCGGGGGATCTTGAATCCCGACAGCTGACCGCGGTGTAGTCCATTGAACGGCATCCCACCCGTCAGCACTCTTTGATCTAGGGCCATCTACGCTGCTGGCCACGGGGTGAGGCGCCCCTGTACCGAACTTGAGGTGTTCGGCTCGCTACCTTGTTGCATTTGGCCGGTGTCGATCCGGCAAGGTGTGTCGCTAAAGAGCGGCGGCCGGTGAGGGCCTCGGCAGTCCCTGGTTGGTGACTGCTTGAGGTGAAATATAGGATAGCCTTTATTTTAGGTCAACAGGTTTGCCTTTATTTTTTAAAGGCCGGTATCTCGGGCCGCACAACATGGACTACAGGGAGGGGTTGATTTCAGGCGCCGGCCGGCGCGCGCGGGCATGAAAAAGCCCGCTCATTGGCGGGCTTTCAGGCGAGGGCGATTCACCTGGCAGGGATAGGAGTCAATGCAGCTTGCCTTGCGATATTTCTTCCTCACAGATCGCCTTTATCCCAGCTATCGAGGCTTCAATGTGATCCAGCGATTCGGAGATATTCTTGAGAACCTCATCAGGGTATCCCTGAGATTCTGGGGTCAGCCCCTTCATCGAGGTGGCCAGCGCCAACTGGGCATCAGCCAGTCGCGAGAGCAGTGAAAGGGTGAGATTGTCGGTAATCATGGCATGCCCTTCTTCGATTCCTGACAGAATAGCAGGCATGAAAAAGCCCGCCGAGGCGGGCTCTAGGATCAGTGTGCGTGCTTGTCTCTTTCCGGTCTGAGCATGCTCAAAATATCCAGCAACTGATTTAGCGTTGGAACCGAGGTCAGCCTACGGGTCAGCAGTCCGCCAGCTACAAAGACCATTGTCCAAGCGAAAATTATCGAGAGGCAGAGGACTGAGATAATAGGATTTCGGACGACGTGGAACAGCATGCAGCTGGTCATGATCTTCCGCTTAGCATCCGGCGTCGATTTGTCCCCTGGTTTGCTGACCAGAGCCAGGTAGGGAATGATGAGGATCGACAAGACCACGGCCAGTGGCAAAAACCAGCATTTGGTCGCGATGAAGTAAGCCCCGAACATCGATCGGGCATCATCTTCAGATACGTCATCCCGCTCAATGTAATCGGTAACCAGCTGAGATGCCTTTTCCCTCAGCGGAAGGGACCGGGATCTGCAGAGCCCCCAGTATCCGACAGTCAAAGCTGCCAGCAGGCTAGCTACGACAAATTCGATCATTTCCCTTTACCTCCGGACTTCTTACCCTTGGCAAGCTTCTTCTTGAAAGCCTTCTCGGCCTTCTCATCAGCTGCACGCTCAGGCCTCCCAATCTTGCCCCAAGTATAGATAGCATAGAGAGGACAGACGATGATCATGATCACGCAGAAATGACCTAGGTACGCCGACTTGGCGTAAATCATTTCCAGGAGCCCTTTCAGTGAGTCAATCGCCAGGGACAGGTCTTTGATCGGCGACGGGCCGGCAGATTCGTCCTTGGTGGGGCTCATGCAGCATTCATCCTAAAACAAATCCTTCAAAATTTCTCAGAAAATGGCCTCGGCATGTGTCACGCATCGCATTGCGTGGCCGTCCCAGCCCAGGATCACCGGACAAGTGCTCTCTTTTTCTAGAGAAGCACTGAGTACCAGAACACCTTTCCCAACACGTTGATCCCGCTCTCGGCCAGCTGCTGCGCGGTGTACTCCTCGTCCGGGTGCTCATCCTGGTTGAAGCTGCGGAAGCGCAGACCGCCGCCCGGTATTCTGTAAAGGGTTTTCACCCGCAGCTCGCCGCCGTGATCGATCGCGTACATCTTCCCGTCCTTAACGGCAGTCGAAGCCTTGTCGACACCCACCGTGCTGCCGTCCGGCAGAACTGGTTCCATGCTATTGCCGCGCACGGTCACGCACACAGCCTGGTCGAACTGCACGCCCTGGTTGCGAAGAGTCTGTTTGCCGAAGCGGAGCTTTCTGCTGCTCGACTTCTCGATAACGGTACGTCCCGATCCTGCGGACAGCTCTACTTCCTTGAGGAACGGCACGTAAACCTCGTCGTCGTCCAGCGGTGTGTCGTCGTCCCAGACGGAGATCGGGCCGAGCATGGTGGCGTTGGCGATCGGTTTGGAGGTATCGGGAGAGCCCGTGCCTTCGGACAGCCAAATTGGATCAACGCCGCAGGCTTGGGCGAGCTGAACCAGGTATCCGCTGGTTCTTGTCAGCCCGCGCTCGATCTCGGAGACAGAAGCCTGCTTGATACCGACCCTGTCGGCCAGCTCTGCCTGGGTGAGACCAGCATTCTTTCTTGCCTGTTTCAGGCGATCTTTAAGTTCCATGGCCGCAAATTTAAAGGTCAGCCTTTGTTCTTGCAAAAAGGTGTTCCTTTGCTCTAGCATAAAGGTATCCCTTTAAACGGGCGGAGAATCATGAACATTCACTTTGACGAGCTGGTAAAGCATTTCGGCTCCCAGCAGGCCACCGCCGAGGCCTTGGGCGTTAAGCAAGGAACGGTAAGCGGGTGGGTTCGCGGCCTTCACGGCTGCACTGCCGAGGTAGCAATTAAGGCCGAGATAGCCACGAAAGGCGTAATCAAAGCCCGCGATCTGCGCCCGAGCCTTCCACAACAAGCTGCATAACCACCTTTAAACAGCAAGGAGTCACCGAAGATGCACATGGACCCCAGCCACAAGCGCGCAATTCCAGTGAAGGTGCGTTTTGAGCCTGTCCTGGATCGAATTCTCCGCAAGGCGGCAAGCAAAACCCGCATGCAACACGCCACCTATCTCTACGAAATCATCGAATGGGCTGTGGCCAACGGCGTCATCGAAGAACTGATGCAGGACAAGCAGCACGATATCGCGGGCTGAAGGCCCTTTGGAGGCCCAAATGACCGTACAGCTTGATCAGCTGCCGCCAGAAGTGCGGCAGCGAATAGAGGGACTGATGAGGGCCAATAGCTGGGATTTCAACACTGCGATGAACCGGGTGTTCGAAGCAGCTGTTGCCAGTGGCGCTGTATCAGTGGTTGGCCGCCGTAAGGCCAAAGTCCTGCAGTTGGTGGCCCCAATGAGGGCCTCGCCGAGGGACTCTTCAGGGTAGGGCAGAGGCCCTCTCTGAATTACAGGAACAAAAAAGCCGGGATTGCGCCCCGGCTCTCTGCAACATCACATAAGTGAGACCAATTATGCATATGCAGACCCAGAGTGTACAGCCCATAAGCTTGCTCGCGCCACAAAACGCGAAGCACGATTCTGTGGCGCGCACGATGAGCAGCTTCGATCTTCTCGTACTGGTCAATGAGGCCAGGACGCAGCATGGAGAAAGTGAGGTTCGGCGCGCCGACTTCACTGCCCGCTGCAAGGATGAGCTCGACGGCGAATACTACGAAACTTTCGTAGTAAGGAATTCCCGTGGCCCGGCGTCAGAGGGGCTGATGCTCACCAAGGATCAGTGCCTGCTGGTGTCGATGCGCGAATCCAAGGCGGTGCGCCGGATCGTCGTGCAAAAGCTCAACGAATTGTCCCAGCCTCGCGAGCTGACCCGCCTTGAGTTGATTCAGCTTGCCTACGAGGCAGAGCAGGCCCGCGTCCTGCTCACCGTGCAGGTCGAGGCCCAGGCCAAGAAGATCGACCACCTGGAGAACCTGTTCAAGGAAGGCATGAGCCACGTCCAGTTCTGCAAGGGCCTAAATGGGGTCAACGTGATGCAGGTCGGCCACTTCCTTGAGGGCCGCAACTGGCTCTACAACGAGAGCAAGTCCGGCACCCGCTATCGCGTCGCTGCCTATGCCCGCGACAAGTACATGACCGAGCACCAGCAGACCATAACCCCGCACGGCAAAGAGGCGTTCATCAGCTACACGCCGATCCTGCTGCGCAAGGGCGCCGTGCGCCTGTACGAGCTCTACCTGGCCGGCGAGCTGCCCATGAAGAAGAACTGGGACGGCCTGCACACGCATGACAAGGCCGTGCGGGGTGCAGCATGAAGAACTACCCGCTGGATATCGAATCGGTAGGTGAAGACACCTACATCGTCATGAGCCGTGGACACCACGACTTGGAACTGTTCATGGCTGAGGCCGTCAAGGATCGCCCGCGCTGGTGCCTGGGTGGTCCTGAGCACGTTTGGGTAAAGACCGTGCCCGGCCGTGGCAGCTACGCCAGCTTCTACCACTTCGTCCCGCAGGGTACTCGCGGCGCTTGGCCGGCCACGTACTGCTACGAGTACGGCGAAGGCTACGAGCGCTACAACGCCGCAAAAAACACCCAGGAGGCCCAATGATGGCCAGATCCCGAAACATCAAACCAGGGTTCTTCTCGAACGAACACCTGGCAGAGCTGGACTTTGCCACGCGCCTCCTGTTCATCGGCCTTTGGACCGAGGCAGATCGTGAAGGTCGACTTGAAGATCGCCCGCGCCGCCTGAAAATGGCCCTGTTCCCTGCTGACAATGTCGACATCGATCGCATGCTGGATGACCTGGATCATTTGGGGTTCATCAAGCGTTACATCGTGGGCGACGTGAAGGCCATTCAGGTCATCAACTGGTCGAAGCACCAGAACCCACACGTCAAGGAAGCAAAGAGCAACATCCCTGAAATGCCCGTAGTAGACGCATGCCAGGGAAAGCATGAGGAAAGCATGGTGCAAGCACCAGACTCGCACGGTTCTTTCCCTGCTGATTCCCTCTCTCTTGATTCCGGATTCCTGATTCCTGATTCCCTCAACCCGTCGCCAGCGCCGGTGGATTCGGCCGAGCTGTTTTCGCGGTTCTGGAAGCTGTACCCGCGCAAGGTCGGAAAGGACAAAGCCGAGAAGGCCTGGGCGAAGCTCAAGCTGACTCAGGACCTGTTCGACACGATCGTCTCGGCCCTCGGCAACCATCGCCTGCTTCACAGCTGGACCAAGGACAACGGACAGTTCATTCCTCACGCCTCGACCTGGCTCAACGGCAAGCGCTGGGAGGATGAGGTTGAGATCCCTGCTGACAACGTCCACCACCTGCCCACCAGCCGCCACCACGGCTTCGCTGATCGCGATTACACCACTGGCCTGAAGAAACGGGAGGACGGCAGCTATGCGCTCTGAAAAAGTCACCCCGATCAATCGGGCATCCCTCTGCGACCGGACCCAGCCTGCCGAGTGTGAGAAACACGGCGCCTTCGAGCAGAAGGTCACCATGCTGATGGGCAAAGCGCTGCGCAGCCAATGCCCTGAATGCTCCCGCATCGCCAAGGAGGAGCGCGAGGCCCGCGTCGAGGCCGAGCAGGCTCTGAATGTGCGCCTGGCGATTTCCCGCAAGCTGGGCGACTCGCTGATCCCGAAACGCTTCGCTCATCGTTCGCTGGCGAACTACAGGGCCGAACACAAGGGCCAGGCCGAGGCGCTGCGTTTCTGCCGCCACTACGTGAAGACCTTCGACCAGATCGCCGAGAACGGCCGCTGCATGGTGCTGCTGGGCAAGCCTGGCACTGGCAAAACCCACTTGGGCGCTGGCATGGCCAACGACCTGATGCGCACCACCTCCCACTCGGCGGTGTACCGCACTGTTGGCTCGATTTTGCAGGCGATCCGAGCCACCTACGACCGATCCAGTGAGGCGACCGAGGCGAGCATCCTGGCCAGCCTGATCGAGCCATCGCTGCTGGTGCTGGACGAAGTGGGCGTGAGCAAGGAGCAGCCGAGCGACTTCGAGCTGACGACCCTGTTCGCGATCATCAACGGGCGCTACGAGCAGGTGAAGCCAACCGTGGTGATCTCCAACCTAGGCCCCGAGCAGCTTCCTGTGGCCATGGGCGAGCGCTGCGTCGACCGCCTGCGTGAGGGCGGAATGATCGTGGTTCCGTTCGAGTGGGAATCGCACCGCGGCAAGGAGGGCGTGTGATGACGCCAGCACAGGAAATCACAGTCGCCCAGCTAAAGATCCAGGGCTTCGCGCAGGTCGTGGAAGGCCGCGAAATCGTCCGCATGACCAAGGGCGCAGACCGCCGCGTCGTGATGGCCGATGGCACCCAGAAGCGCGGGTATCACGTTGAATTCAAGCGCGCCGGGCAGCCGGCCGGGGAGGGGGTGTGATGGACACCAGCCAAGGTTGGAAGCCGCTGGCGATCATTTGCTTCGTCGCGTTCTGGATCATGTGCGCAATTGCCATGGGGGCGTTTTACCAGCCAGATCAGGCGCGCCAGGTTCGCGCTGACGTTGATGGCAAGGCGCTGGTTTGCCGCTTTGAGGAGAAGCACTGATGGACACCAACAAGATGCGCGAGCAGTTCGAAGCGAAATTTCCTGTCCCTTCTGGCATTGCTTGGGATGAAAGCCTTGGCATGTACAAGGTTGTCGATATTTGGAAGCTGGTGAGCACCCTGCAAATCGGCGAGCACAACTCCCGATGGCAAGGATGGCAGGCCTCCCGAGAGGCCGTGGTGGTTGAGCTGCCGAACCGAGCTGCTGAGGCCTACCGCGAAGAGTTCGACGACATGGAAGGCGGCAGCTTCAACGAGGCGGCCTACATCCGCGACGTGCGCAAGGCGATCGAGGCCCAGGGCCTGAAGGTGGCGCCATGAAGACCGCAATCACGTTGATCCTGCTGCTGGCCCTTTCCGGCTGCCAGGTCTGCTGTGACGCCCAGGGGGAGAGCTGCGGCGCGCGCTGCGAGGTGAAGCCATGACCATCGACATTTTCAGGAAAGACCTGATCGTTGAAGTACTGCACATGGGCGAAGGCGACGAGACATTCATCACAGCGATCAGCGGGCGAATCACCGTGGAGCGCCTGCAGGAGATCGAAAAACAGATGGCGGATGGGGAGGGCTTCGAGAAGGGTGCCGGATCTTATGTGTTCGACTGCGCTTACTTCCCAGGCCAGTACGGCGAGTTTGGCTACTGCGAACTGCCGCCGTGCTGGGAGCTGACCCCTATCGGTTTCGTATCCCTTGAGCAACTGGCCCTTGAAACGGCTGTGGAGGATGACGATGACTGACTTCGTGATGCACAGCATGGCCGACGCCAATCGTCTCTTCGGCATCCTGCAGGCCCAGGACTTTACTAAGCCCAAGCTGATCGTCATCCGCGACGAGAAGCGACCAGACGTCTGCAACCGGAAGATGTGGGCAATGCTCCGCGACGTCTCCCAGCAGGTGGAGTGGTACGGCCGCAAGCTTACCGACGAGGACTGGAAGCACATCTTCAGCGCTGCGGTGCAGAAGCAGGACGCGGTACCGGGTATCGACGGTGGCTTTGTCGTCCTTGGCGTCTCGACCCGCAAGCAGTCGCAGAAGTGGTTCAGCGACCTGTTCGAAGTGATGCACGCCTTCGGTGCCGAGCATGGCGTGCGCTGGACTGAGCCGGATCGTTGGGGAGGGCAGTACTGATGCGCGTCGTATCTAAGAAGGTCCGCGAGAGCGCCCGGGGCCAGGACTGCACTGTCCGCATTCCAGGCATCTGCAATTTCAACCCGGAAACCACTGTGCTGGCCCACCTGCCTTGCGGGCAGAAGGGCATGGGCATGAAGGGCTTCGACACCGTCGCCGTCTACGCCTGCAGCGCCTGCCATGACGTGCTCGACGGTCGCGGGAAGGGTGAAGTGGACTGGTCCGACATGCCACGGGCAATCGCTGAGACTCATGAGGCCCTGATTCGGGCCGGCATTCTGACCATCAAGGGGGCTGCATGACGGAACTGACCCTGCCGTGGCCGCCGGCCGCATGCAGCCCGAACGCCCGGGTGCACTGGTCCAGGAAGAGCAAGGCGGCGAAGACCTATCGCTATGCCTGCTTTCTCCTAGCCAGGCAAGCAGGCATCCAACCTCCGGAGGGTGGCGCGCTGCTCATGCTCGAGTTCGTGCCGCCTGATCGCCGACGTCGTGACGACGACAACCTGCTGGCGATGTTCAAGGCTGGCCGTGACGGCCTGGCAGATGCCCTGGGCATCGACGACAACGTGTTCGCCACCCAGATCAGGGTGAGTAAGGAAACGACCAAGGGCGGCGCTGTGCGCGTCCGCATACAGGCACAGGAGACAGCAGCATGAACTGGACACCAACCGACAGCGGCCAGCTGCTGATCCTGGCCATGGTCATCTTCAGCGGGTATGCACTGGCACGTGGCGCAGTCGTCAAGTCCAAGCGCAAGCGCGAGGAGGGCGGCCCATGCAACTGAACAGCGCACGACAAGCCTGGCATGACTGTCTGTACACCGCCTGGGACAGTCAGGGCGCGTTCATCGAACAGCTTGGCCTGCTGGGTGCCATGGTGCAGACCACGGAGAAGCAGCGGAAGGCGAGTCATGCTGTGCACCAGGCTCTGGCCGGTGGCATTCAGGTCGCCATTGGACGGCTTGCCTGCAGCATCAAAGCCTTCGGCCATTTCATGTACGCGCCCCGGCTCGACGCCGACACTCAGGAGGATGCGGAGGAGGCCGTGTTCACGATGGTCCAGCAGCGATCGCCACGCATGACCGCGGCCAAGCGCGAAAAGCTGGAGTACGTGGTGAAGGGTGTCATGGCCCGGTATCGGTATATGCATCAGGGTGGCCAGTCTGCCAACGAAGACCCGTTGCCATCGCCTGAAGGGTTCAGGGCATGGCTGGACGCCCACTACGGGGTGCGTCTCGAATCGTCGAACTGGGAGCGCGACTGGGGCGGTTTCGTGAGCCTGGCATTCGAGTGCTGCGAGGATCTCGACAAGCAGGCATTGAGCCCAGTTGCAGCCGCGATTTACGAAATGCGCAGGGCCGCTTGAGGCCCTATTGCGTTCCCGTGCGGCTGGTGGCATGATTTCGCCATCCTGATAATTTTGCCTTCGGCAAATACCCAAATTAACCCGGCCATCGCGCCGGGTTTTTTCGTTCATGCACAGCGAGAGGTCGAGCATGGAGTTCTTCCACCGACTGCTCGAGAAGTTCGACTGGATGATTGCGGGCCTATTGGGGGCCTTGGTCGCTACCCGTTGGCACAAGGACGACCTGACCGACCGAAAGGCCTGGCTGCTCTTCCTGTTCACCGGCATGGCCTGCGCTCACTACCTCACAGGAATGGTCAGCAATTACTTCGGTATCACCGAGCCCCGCAGCGTTGCGGGCGTGGGTTTTCTTCTCGGCACCTTCGGCGGTTCTCTCATTGCCGCCATTAACCGAGCGATCAAAGCCGCCGATCTATGGTCTGTCATCAGGTCCAAGTTCGGAGGGCCTAGCTCATGACATACGAATACATCAACGCCATCGCGGCCGGCGCCATCGCCATCTGGGCAACCTGGTGCGTGCTGAGCGGCAAGGTGCGCGACGGGGTGATCGGCAAGGTGCTGTACGCGATCATCGCCATCAGCGGCTACGCAATCCTCGCCCGGTCCGAGCGCATGTTCTTCACCGCCAACACGGCCTGGGCTACGCTGATGGTCTCCCTCGCTCTGGCTGGGATGCGGCACATGTTCATGCTCACCTACTGGCCTCGGGTCAAGCGCTGGATATGCCGGCACTTGGACTGCGAGCGCTGCAAGCCGGTTGAGTGATCGGCGCCACAAAATCGAGGTGCGCCGTTTCGTGGCGCGCTAATCAACATTCCTCATAGCGAGGCACCAAGTCTCAAGGATTCTCTATGGCGCTGACAGCGAAACAGCAGCGCTTCGTCGACGAATACCTGATCGACCTGAATGCCACGCAAGCCGCTATCCGTGCTGGGTTCAGCGCAAAGACTGCTCGCCAGGCCGGAAATCGTCTGTTGACAAATGTTGACATTCAGCAGGCCATTCAAGCTGGCATGGAGGCGCGCTCTGGAAGGGTGGCGATCACCCAGGACATGGTCCTTCGAGAGCTCGCCAAGATCGGCTTCAGTGACATCCGCAAGGTGGTGCGCTGGGGTGAGACGATGGTTCGCATGGTCGACGCCGAGGAAGAGGGCGTCGAAGACATGGTGCCGTACCACGGCCTGGCGCTAATCGACTCGACTGAGATCGACGACGACACTGCCGGCGCCATTGCCGAGGTGTCACAGGGCAAGGAAGGGTTGAAGGTCAAGCTGCACGACAAGAAGGGTGCACTGGTCGACATCGGCCGGCATCTGGGCATGTTCGGGCACAGTGGGCCTTCTGAGTTGGATGCTGAACTTAAGCGGCTGGAGATCGAGAAGCGCAAGGCTGAACTGAAAGCCCTGCAAGCCGGGTCGCAGTCGTCCAATGCCCAACTGCTGGCTGATCTGATCGCGAGGTTGCCAGGATGAACACAGGCAACCTGATGCTCGATCGCCAGCTGGCCCGCTGGTACAAACTCAAGGATCACCCAGTGCAGCTCGCATTGATGGATGCAGTGCCGTCGGGCATTCGCTTCCCGCTGGTCCCTGCTGGGCGCCGTAGCGGCAAGACTGAGCGGTTCAAGCGGTTCCTGGTCAAGCAGGCCACGGCCTACAGCGGCCCGTACTTCGCCGCTGCGCCCACCCACGCCCAGGCCAAGAAGATCTTCTGGGACGACCTCAAGGCGTTCACACTGTCGAGCATGCACAGCCGCCGGCCTTCCGAGTCGGACTTGATCATCTACCTGGAGAACGGCAGCGAGATCCACGTCATCGGCCTGGACAAGCCACAGCGCATCGAGGGTATTCCCTGGACGGGTGGCGGCATCGATGAGTTCGCCGACGTGAAGCCTGACGCCTGGGAGGCCAACATCCTGCCCGCGCTCAACACGGTCAACCCGACCATGCCTGACTACCGGGCCTGGTGCTGGCTGCTGGGCGTGCCGGACGGCCTGAACCACTACTACGACCTCTGCCAGCAGGCCGAGACCGGGCAAGACCCGAACTTCCGCGTCTTCCACTGGAAGTCAGCCGAGATCCTGCCGCCCGACGTCATGGACGCCATGAAGCGCGCCATGTCGCCCAAGCAGTTCAAGCAGGAGTTCGAAGCCAGCTTCGAGACTGCCTCGGGCCGGATCTATGAGGACTACGGCAAGCACAATCAGACGTCCGCCACCATCGAGCCGCATGAGCAGCTGATGTGGATGCACGACCAGAACTTCACGCCTCTGTCCTCTGCCATTGGCGTCAGGCGCAACAACGGCGCCGACCTGTACTTGCTGGACGAGATCGTCCTTACCAGCGCCATTTCGCGCCAGGCTGCCGTCGAGTTCGTCGAACGCTACAAGGAGCACAAGAACAAGCACGTGCTGATCTACGGCGACCCAGCGGGCAAGGCAGGCGAGAAGCATGGCCACGCCTCGGACTACACCGACATCGAGGCTGTGCTGAAGGCTGCTGGCTGGCGCTACACGCGCAAGGTCAAACCTGCTCACCCGGCCATCAAGGACCGGCAGAACGCGGTGCGGGCCAAGATCCTGACCGCCTCGGGCGACAGCAGCCTGTTCGTCAATCCTGTTACGGCGCCCTGGTGCCACAAGGGCTTGGCCACCGTCCAGCTCCAAGAAGGTTCGACGTTCCAAGAGGACCAGAAGAACCAGTACCAACACATCACAACCGCGATCGGCTACTGCGTCGACGTTGAATGGCCTGCGAAGGGCCGATTCTCCTACGAAGGTGTTTCCTAATGGGCGTAGTCCGATACCTCAGCGACAAGCTGGTGAACCTGGTGGCGAACCTGGGCACCGAGCGCGACAAGGCTGCAGGGTCGGTCTATGCGCCGGTATTCCTGAGCGATGAGCAGCTGAGCAACGCCTACCGCGGGGCCTGGCTGCCGCGCAAGATCGTCGACATCCCGCCGCTGGATGCCACCCGGCGCTGGCGGGGCTGGCAGGCCACCAAGGAGCAGATAGAGAAGATCGAAGCCGAGGAGAAGCGCCTGGACCTGCGTCGCAAGGTGAAGCAGGCCATGACCAGGGCCCGACTGTTCGGCGGATCGGCCATTTTCATTGGAACCGGTGAGCGCGACACTTCGGTGCCTCTCGACCCGGAGCGTATCGGGAAGGGCGGCATCAAGTACCTGACAGTGCTCAGCAAGCGCAAGCTTTCCCCTGGCGACATCGAGCAGGACCCGCAGTCCGACCTCTTCGAGAAGCCGAAGTGGTATACGCTGAACGGGAGCCAGCTGAAGGTCCACCCGTCTCGGCTGATCATCTTCATCGGCGCCGAGCTGCCAGACCCTGAGGTCGACGCAGTCACCGACTACGGCTGGGGCGATTCGGTGCTCCAGGCCGTGTTCGATGCCATCAAGCAGTCTGACGGCACCAACGCCAACGTGGCCAGCCTGGTCTACGAGGCCAAGGTCGACGTCATCAAGATTCCTGACTTCATGCAGCAGCTTCAGGACCCGGCTTTCGAGAAGCAGGTGCTGGAGCGTATCCGCCTGGCGGCCATGGCCAAGGGCATCAACGGCACGCTGCTGCTGGACGGGGCAGAAGAGTACGACAGCAAGCAGGCGAGCTTCGGCAGCCTGCCTGACGTCATCGACCGATTCCTGCAGGCAGTGGCAGGCGCAGCTGATATCCCGGCTACGCGCCTCCTGGGGCAGTCTCCTTCAGGCCTGAGCGCTACCGGCGAGTCAGACCTGCGCAACTCCAGGCCATGCAGGAGCTCGACGTAACGCCTGCCCTGGCTCTGGCTGACGAATGCCTGATCCGTTCCGCGCTCGGCAGTCGCGACAAGAAGATCCATTACATCTGGAATCCTCTGTGGCAGCCGACCTCAACTCAGCAGTCCGAGAACAGTAAGCGGGCGGCCGAGACGGTCAAGATCCTGAAGGAGACCGGGCTGTTCCCTGAAGAGGCGCTGAGCAAGGCGGCAACCACCATGCTGGTCGAGCAGAGCGTTCTGCCTGGGCTGGAGGCGGCCATCGAGGAGTACGGCTCGCAGCTCCCGGATGAGGAAGATCCGGCGGCCAGCGAGGAGGGCAATCGGCTCCCTGCGCGATCATCGACGATCACTGATGCCGCGCCGCGTCCGCTGTACGTGCAGCGCAAGGTCACCAACGGCGCCGACATCCTGGCATGGGCCAAGGCCCAAGGCTTCGAGACCACGGTGCCGGCGGAAGACCTGCACGTCACCATCGCATACAGCCGGCAGGCGCTGGACTGGATGAAGGTTGGCGGCGACTGGGGCAGCCGGCAGGACGGCGGGCTTACCGTCGCCCCGGGCGGTGCACGCCTGGTCGAGCCGCTGGGCAGCAAAGGTGCTGTCGTGCTGCTGTTCAACTCGTCCGAACTGGCCTGGCGTCACATGCAGATCCGTGAAGCCGGCGCCTCGTGGGATTACGAGGAGTACCAGCCGCACGTGACCATCACCTACGCCGCTGGCGATCTCGAACTGAGCAAGGTCGAGCCGTACCGCGGGAAAATCGAATTCGGGCCGGAAATCTTCGAAGACCTGAACCCTTGAGGTGGAGTCATGACCGAGCAGGAGAGGCGGGCGCTTGATGCGATTTCGGCTGCCTGGAACGAGTTCCTGTTGCTGCCGGAAGAAGGCCCACATGACACCGACGAGTTCCGCCATTACATCCACATCCTTCAGCGGCAGATCATGAGCAGGCCAACGCGCCGACAGCTCAGGGACGAGCCACAGAGGTAACCATGATCCTTCAAGACTCTGTCACCGCTTCCAATGTGCGGCGGACGGCTGACGGCTACCTGGTGGCCGAGGCCAGGGTCGCCCGCACCGGAATTCAGGACTACCTGGGCACCGAGATCGACCCGGAAAACGAGCACGGCCTGCGCGACAAGCCGATCGTCAAGGTGTACCGGCCCGAGAGCTCGGTATTCCACAAGGATGCCATGCAGTCCTACGCCTACCGGCCCATGACCAACGGTCACCCCGGTGGCGAGGGCGTCAACGCCAAGAACTGGAAAGACCACGCCATCGGCCAGACCGGTGGCGAGGTCGTCCGCGACGGCGAGTTCGTCAAGGTGCCGCTGGTACTGATGGACGCCAAGGCCATCGAGGACTACGAGGCTGGCAAGCGCGAGCTCTCCATGGGCTACGGCGCCGAAGTGGTGTTCCAAGACGGCAAGACCCCCGAGGGCGAGCACTTCGACGTATACCTCGGCCCCATGAAAATGAATCACCTCAGCCTGGAGCATCGCGCTCGAGGCGGCGAAAAGCTTCGCATTGGTGACAACGACCCCACACCCCCAAAAGGAGGCCATCACATGGCTGATTCCCTGCGCACGGTCATTGTTGATGGCCTTTCCGTTCAAACCACCGACCAAGGCGCCCAGGCGATCGACAAGCTGACCAAGCAGCTGGCCGACGCGGGCGTCAACATCAAGACCCTGACCGACGCGCATGCCGTGGCCCTGGCGGCCAAGGACAGCGAACTGGCCAAGAAGGACGCCGAGATCGACGGCCTGAAGGCCAAGCAGCTGAGCGATGCCGACATCGACAAGCGCGTCCAGGCGCGTGCCGACCTGATCACCAAGGCCAAGTCCATCGCCGACGCCGACTACACCGGCAAGGGCGACGCCGAGATACGCAAGGCCGTGGTCATCGCCAAGCTGGGCGACGCAGCCATCGCCGGAAAGACCGAGGCCTACATCGACGCTCGCTTCGACCTGCTGCTCGAAGACGCCGCGAAGAACCCGTCCGGCGACCCGTTCCGGCAGCACATGATCCAGCAGGACAGCAAGACCACTGGCGACGACGCCGAGAAAGCGCGTCTGCAGATGATCGCTGACATGCAAACCGCCCACCGCCCGGCCCAGGCTTAAGGAGAACCAGCGATGGCTACCTACCAAACCACCTATACCAATGCCCCGGCCAAGGGCCTGGTCGGCCAGATCGCCAGCGAGGAGAAGTGCAACAAGATCTCCCGCACCGTCGAGAACCCAGAGGGCATCCGCTTCGGCGCCCCGGTTCAGCGAGGCTCCGGCGACCACGGCGTGGTGCCTTTCTCCGCCGGCACGTTCATCGGCTTCGCAGTTCTGAACCCGGCAGTGCCGCCGGTCGCTCAAGGCTCGCAGCTGGTCGACGGCTACCCGCAGTACTTCACCGGCGCCTTCATGACCCAAGGCCCGATGAAGGTCCAGGCCGGCGGTGCTGTCGTGGATGGCGGCGAGGTGTTCTACAACCCGACCACCAACCGCTACGTCGGCGCAACCGGCGCTGGCATCGTCGGCCCGCTGCCTGATGTCGTGTTCGACACCTCCGGCGCGAACGGCGACATCGTCGAAATCTCCATGGGCCTGCGCCCGATTGCTTCCGCCTAAGGCCGAGGGAACTACAACATGACTCGCTTCGAAGACGCTCAGGCGGCGCTCCCGTTCGTTATTGCCCAAGGCCGTAACATCGAGACCCGCGTCTACCAACGCCGCTACCCAGCCTTCAACTACGCCGCGCACGTGCCGGTCGTGACCGAAGGCCAGCCGTGGGCCATCGGCACCACCTTCTTCACCGTCGATACTGCCGGCGAGGCCAAGTTCCTCAGCGGCGCCGGTACCGACATGCCGTTCAACCAGGTGACCCGCGATCAGGCGTCGCACGACTTCGCCATGATCGGCTCCGGCTGGGAATGGAACCTGGAAGAGATCAACCAGGCTGCCCTGTACGGCGTTAACCTGAACGACACCAAGGCCATGAGCGCTGCGGATAAGGTTGAGCGCCTGCTGAACGACATCGCCATGCGCGGCTCGACCGAGAAGAACTGGACCGGCCTGCTGAACGACGGCAACGTCGCTCGCGCCGATGCAGCAGCCAGCGGCACCGGTAGCTCGACCTTCTGGGCCAACAAGACCGTCGACCAGATCCTGGCCGACATCAACGGCGTGCTCAGCAGCGTGCGCACCAACACCGGCGAGGTGGAATGGGCGGACACCCTGCGCATGCCGCCTGACGCGTTCCGCGACCTAGCCCCCCGCCGCATGGGCGCCGGCGACGGGTTCATGACCCTGCTGGAGTTCATCCGCCGCAACAACATCTACACCGCCGAGACCGGCCAGCCGCTGGACATCCAGCCGCTGCGCGAGGCCCGCAACGCATCGCAAGACGGTGGCGGCCGCCTCGTTGCGTACCGCAAGGACCCTGAGGTGGTTCGCTTCCACCTGCCGATGCCTCGCCGCGTCCTGGCACCGCGCCAGAAGTCCATCATGGGCTTCGAGACTGGCATCATCGCCCGCACCGGCGGTACCGAGATCCGCCTGCCAGGCGCATTCGCGTACCTCGACGAAATCACCGCCCCGGCCGCCTGATAGGAGATCACCATGAAAGTGACCAACAACTCCAAGGCGCCGCAGGGTGTGCACACCGCCACTGGCGTGGTTTTCGTCGGGCCAGGCGAGTCCCGCGAAGTCGAACTGACCGAGCAAGGCCACAAGCTGGCCTCCCGCCTGTACTTCCTGAAGGTATCCGGCACTGCGCCGAAGGCCGACGATGGCGACAAGGAAGCGCTGTTCGCCAAGCTCAAGGCGCTGGGCGTCGAGGCTGGCAAGAACTCCAGCCTGAAGACCCTGCAAGATCGCCTAGTCGAGGCTGAAGCCAAGGCCAAGGAAGAGGCCATCGCCAAGCTCAAGGAAAAGGGCATTGATGTCGGCGACGACGTCACCCTGGAAGAGCTGCAGGCCGAGCTGGCCAAGCACGTGTAACAACCCCGGGCGTTCCGGCAAATCGGGCGCCCACCAATTCGAGATACCACGATGCCTGACTTCTACGGGACATTGGCCGGCGCCGATGCGTACCTGGCTGCCCGCGGTAATGCCGCATGGGCCTCAGCCACCGACGAGGACAAGCAAGCTGCCCTGGTGCGGGCATCGGGTTACGTTGACGGCATGGTTGGCCAGCAGGCGAACAACGCTACCGCTGGATGCGTGTACGTCTTCCCTGGCCAGAAGGCAGGTGGCTACGGCCAGACCCTGCAATGGCCGCGAACAGGCGCCATGGATCGTATGGGCGACCTGCTGCCTGAGGATGTCGTACCGGCTGCCATCGAGCATGCCACCTACGAGGCTGCAGCCCGTGAACAGGCCTCTCCCGGCAGCCTGAATCCTGACTTCGTTCCATCCCAGGTAGTGCAGCGCGAGAAAGTCGGCCCCCTGGAACAAGAGTTCGCGGTGGCCAAGAACGGTAACCCCAGCATCCGCCCAGTGATCGGCGTTATCGATTCGCTGCTGTACCCGCTTCTGGTCGTGCGCTGCCCGGCGCCGGCGGTGTATGTCGTATGACCGCCGCCGATATCCTGCGGGCCATCGAGGCGCTGGAGCCAGGCATGCAGAAGGCCTACCTCGACTCGATCCGCGCCGCAGTGGATGCTGCGGTGATCGCGGAGGTCGAGCGGCTGATTGCAGAGGATGACGAGCAGGGACTGGTATCCCTGCTGAGCCTGGGCGCGTTAGCTGTCTTCGCCGAGGCAATGCGCGGCGCCTTCTTGGCCGGCGGGCGCTTCGAGATGGTCGCCATCGTGATCCCCGCGCCGCTGCGCCGGGAAATCGGCCGGAAAGAGTTCGATCCATCCACTCAACTGGCTCAAGCCAGGGTCGCCCAGCAGGTCGAGCAGGTGCGCCAGGTGTCTGCCGAAGGCGTGCGTGAAGCGATTCGGGCAGTGATGGGCAGTCGGCGCACCATTGGCGGCCCGCAGCGAACCGCGCGGCAAGCTGCCCTTGACCTTGTCGGCCGCATCAGTCTCCAGACCGGTAGGAGAACGGGCGGTGTATTGGGCCTGCCCGGCAACATGGCGCAGTACGTGGTCAATGCCCGGCAGCAGCTGCTGAGCGGCGACCCGGACGAGATGCGCAAATACTTCGCTCGGACCCGCCGCGACCGGAGATTCGACGGCATCGTCCGGCGCGCGCTTGAGGCTGGCAAGCCAGTGGCCACCGCCGATGTGGAGAAAATCGCCGGACGGTACTCCGATCGCCTGTTGAAGACCCATGTCGAGATGCTGGCCAGGACTGCAGCGACCGAATCGTTCAACGCTGGACGCGATCAGGCTTGGGAACAACTTGTTGGACAAGGCCTTGATCGATCCAAGATCGAGAAGGAATGGCGCGACCGGGCCGACGAGAAGGTGCGCAACAGCCACCGGCACATGCGCGGCGAGACGGTGATCCTTGGTCAGGCCTTCCGCACCAACAGCGGCGCGCTGCTGCGTTACCCGGGCGATAGGGCTCTGGGTGCTGGCTACGACGAGACCGCCAATTGCCGCTGCTACCTGATCTATCACCTGAGGACTTGACCCATGGCCGACATCTACGACCGCAGCCGAGCGCTGGCGGTGCGCATGCTTGCGCCCAGGGACAGAGGCGGGAAGGGGGCAGAAATGACCCTGCAGCGCCGGCAGCAAGGCGCATACGACCCAGTCGCAGGGGGCGCGACGACCGTCACCGTGAGCCATGCCGGCTCCGCGTTCCGCGACACCTACGCACAGAAGGACATTGACGGCACCCGCATCAAGCAGGGTGACGTCAAGCTGCTGGTGTCGCCGGATAAGCTCGACGGCACAGCGTTACCGACGCCGACCACGCAGGACCAGGTGATCTTCGACGGGAAGACCTACACCCTGATCTCGGTTGTGCCTTGGAACTACGCCGGCCTGGACGTCGGCTTCGAAGTGCAGGCGAGGGCGTAGCATGGCCAGCCACATGACGTCCCGCTTCGGCGGCCTGAATGGCTCGTTCGCCCAGCAACTGCAACAGTTCCGCGACGAGACGCTGGATACCATGGACGAGGTGTTCCGCCGCGTAATGATCGAGATCGGAGCGACCGTGATCCGATTGTCGCCGGTGGATACCGGGCGATTCCGTGGCAACTGGCAGTTCACCGTCGACGCGCCGGCCAGTGCCAGCCTCGACAATTACGACCCAGAGGGTCACGACACCATCGCCCAGCTGGTAGCCGATGTGCAGCACCTGAGCTACGGGCAGGCCGCCTACCTGGTCAACAACCTGATTTATGCCATCCCGCTGGAGTACGGCCACAGCGGCCAGGCCCCGGCGGGCATGGTGCGCATCACCCTTGCCGGATTCCAGCAGATGGTGGAACAGGCCGTACGAGAGGTCACCGCATGAGCCATGCACGCGCCCGTCAGGCGATCGAGATCAAGCTGGCGGCCTGGGCTGCGTCCTACCCCGTCCGGGTGGCGAACTTTCAGCAGGGATTCGAGCCTGGGCCTGACGAGACATACCTTCGAGCCTTCCTGTTGCCAGGTCCAACCACCTGCCGGTACCTGAGCGGCGAGGCCTACGAGTACACCGGTATCTACCAGGTGAGCATCGTCTGCCCTGCGGGCCAGCCACTGGCAACCGCGGAGAACTTGGTCGACGAGCTTTCGAGCCTCTTCCGAGATGATTCAGCGCTCAGCCGCAACGGCTTTGAGGGCTTGGGCGTAGAGCCGGTCGAACAGGGCCCAACCATCCCTGAGCCGTCGACATACACCGTGCCGGCCAGCTTTACCTACCGCGGCGTCGCGGACCAACCGCCCGCTGGGGCATAACTAAGAGGCCATGAAATGTCTGAGCAAGTGATGCGCGACAAGCAAGCTGTAATCGATGTGGTGGTGGTCGGTGATATTGCTGGGTTGGCTGCCGCTCTGAAGCGCCTTTCAAGCAGCGATCCCGCCGAGTTCGCCAAAATCACCAGCGATCTGCTGAACACCGAACAGCGAGAGCAGTACGCGATTGTAAGCATCGACCGCATGCCCGATGTTTTTCACGCAGATAGCAGGGTGCACGGTGCCGTCTACACGAATGGCGATTTCCTCTGCAAGCGAGCTCATCCGTCCGGGTGCGGGCTTCCGATCGACGAGGTTCGCACAGTCGTGGAGGCGGTGCGTCACGAATACGACCAGTCGGTTCGGGATCGAGTAGCCGGGCTCAAGGAGCAGTTCGAGCAGATCGAGAATCTGCTGGGCGGTCATTCCTTCGCTGATAGACAGCTCGCCGTCCTCGCCCGCGCTGAGTTGAGAAAAGGCCATGCGCTTTTGGTTGCGGCCATTACCAAGTAGACCCTTTTCACCTTCTCCAAGGCCTGCCGCGTGCGGGCTTTTTCGTTTCTACCAAGAGGAAAACACCATGGCCGCACGCTTCCCGCTGCCGAACGGCGCTATCGTTGAGATCGCCGCAACCCTTGGGGCCGCCGTCCCCTTCACCGCAATCACCAACGCCGCGCCACCAGTGCTGAGCGCTGAAGGTCACTCCCTGACCGCGCAGGATGTGGTGCTGATCGATTCGGGCTGGGCCAAGCTCACCGACCGCGCAGCACGTGTGGTCAATCCCCTCACCGACAGCTTTGGCCTGGGCAGCATCAGCACCTCCAACGCGGAGATCTACACCCCAGGCGCGGGCCTGGGTTCGGTGATCCCGGTCACCGACTGGGTGCAGATCTCCAAGGTCACCGGGTTCACCCCGTCTGGCGGTGAGCAGCAGTTCGCCACCATCGGCTATCTGGAAGACGATGACGACCGCCAGTTCCCAACCAACCGCAACCCGCTGAGCCTGGCCATCGTGGTCGAGGACCAACCGACTGCTGCTTACGTCGGCGCCGTCGAAGAGTTCGACGAATCCAAAGAGCTGACCGTGGTCCGCCTGAAGCTGCGCAACGGCGATCAGATCCTCTACCCGGGCTACGTCAGCATCACCACCACTCCGACCATGGAGCGGAACAACATCATGACCCGCACCATCAGCGTCGGCCTGTCCGGTCGACCGCTGCGTTACCTGGCCGTCTAAGGAGCCACCATGCCGAAGATCAAGATCGCGCAAAGCCCGACGTTCACCGCCGAGGTGAAGATCCCGCGCGTGGGCGGTAACGCAGTGGCAGTGGAGTTCACCTTCCGTTACTTCGATCGCACCGCCCTGGCCAAACTTTACGACGGCTGGAACCAGGCATTCGAAGAGCACGCCGAGAAGTGCAAGGCCGAAGGCGCAAGCCTGGAGCAGTTCACGGCCGGCCAGGTCCAACTGCAGGCCGATCAGATCAAGGCCGTCACCGCCGGCTGGGGCTTCGACGACAAGTTCACCGATCAGGCCATCCTCGACCTGGTGACCACCTGTGTCGGAGCGCCGCAAGCCGTTCTCGATGCCTACCAGGAAGCCTACAACCCGGCACGCCTGGGAAACTGAGGGCGGCGGCGCGGGCCCTGTATGAGCAAGGTCCGTCCGCCGAGCAGTTGGCATTCCTCGGCCTCACGCTGGACGATATCGAGGTCGAGGATGTGGAGGTCTGGCCGGATGCATGGCCCGCTTTCTGCCTATTCGAAGCGCTGGGCACTCAGTGGCGTCTTGGCCCGGGCGGGCCGTCTGGCCTGGACTACGCCGCCATTCCAGGCACGGCCAAAATGATCGGCCTGAAGCGCCGCGAGATGTCCAAGGCCTTCAATGACCTGCGGGCTATGGAGAGCGAGGCGTTGTCGGTGATGGCAGAACGGAGCGAGCCATGATCACCCTGGCGTGCTCCCAAATGCTAAAGTCCCTGCAATTTCAATAGGGACGCTGTGCATGTGAAACCGCTAGACGCGCTTCAGCCATACCTCTTTGGACCTGATGACATTATCAGCGCCGACCGTGACGATCAGTCCTACCGCCTGACCTTCCACGACAAGATGGAAATCGAGCAAGCGATCCATCGGCATGGGCCAATGGCGCTGCAGAACGTCACAAAAGGCGGCGCAATGCTGTATCTGAGGTCTGCAATGAGGTTTTCCGGTGCAGATGAACCGTATCTCAGATCGCTATTTGCTCCGGAGACCTCACGTTGGAACCCGGACAGCCCAGCGCTGAACTCGTGGCCTCCTTTGAGTGTTTTGCCTTATCCATCCGTGGGATGGCCCATCAAAGAGGAGAAGGCGGGGCTGCCTTTCAGCGGATCACCGGAGGAGGCTGCTCTGGCCCTGCTTGCGAAAGATGGATGGAAAGGAGTGCACAGCGAGGGTAACACCCTGCGATGTTTGTTTCGGTCGATCTTGCTGCCTTACCTGATCGATAAAAACCCCTATGCCAGTGTCGACCCAGAGCGCACCCCTTTATGCCACGCCATTCACTACCTCATCCCGATGACAGCTGTTGGCATAGACGGGATTCTTGCCAATACTCGCTCAGTACCCAGGCAGGCGATCGAGGAAATGCACAGATTCATTGACTGGCGCCTCAATCAGCCAGTTTATGGTGTGAGGGATGACTTCGTTCGTGTCTGCAGGGCGCATGCCGAAGTATGGCCAAGAACGCCAGACCCTGAAATAGACGTCCTCAAGTTCCTTCAAGCAGTGCCTGCTAGCTTCTGGCATGATTTGCTTGAGATTTATGCACGCTACGACGGCACGTTAAGCAGCGGATGGCCAGACCTTGAGATCACAGACGGCAACAGCGTCGAAATGATCGAAGTGAAGGTCCGGGACCGGCTTACGGCAAGCCAGAAGATTACAATTCCCATACTCATGGGTATGGGGATCAAGTGCCGGGTGGTGCGTCTCGTAAATACAAGGAATTGAGGGAGAGTAGGATGGGATTTCGTGGACTGGGCTTAGCTATCTTGGCTATGGCGATCGCAGGCTGCGGCGCCAGCGACATCGACAAAGCGCGTAAAGCGGTTGCAGAAAAGCTAAATGACCCAGGGTCAGCTAAGTTTCGCAATGAGCGTAGCGAGAAGGGTGGCTGGGTGTGTGGGGAGGTGAACGGTAAAAATGCGTTCGGTGGGTACATCGGATTCAAACGATACACGGTTACCTGGATGCCGGACGGCACCAACGTTGTAGCCCTGGAAGGGGAAAATGAAACCTCTGTGGACCGCATAAACTGCGGAATCCAATGAGAGCCTGAATCAATCCAAGCCCGCCATGAGCGGGCTTTTTTATGCCCGGAGAAACCATGAGTCAGGGAGATATTGCCGTCCTTGGTATCAAGGTGGAGTCGGGGGAAGCCGCTACAGCTGCCCAAGACCTCGATAAGCTGGCTCAGGCTGGGGATCGGGCCGAGAAATCTACCGCTGGCGTCAGCACCCAGGCAAAGGCGTCTGGCGTGTCGATCAAGAGCCTTGCCGCGAGCGGGAAAGAGGCGGAGCAGGCGCTGGATGCATACTCGCGCCAGGCGCAAGCTGCGGGCCTTTCAACGAAGGCCTATACGGCTGCGCTGCGGGGAGTTCCCGCACAGTTCACAGACATCGTGGTATCTCTGCAGGGTGGGATGAACCCGTTCACCGTTCTGCTGCAGCAGGGTGGTCAGCTCAAGGACATGTTTGGCGGAATTGGACCGGCGACGCGTGCCCTAGGCGGATATGTAGCTGGACTGATTAACCCGTTTACGCTGGCTGCGGCGGCAGTTGCGACGCTTGGTGTTGGCTACTACAAGGGCAGTCGGGAGGCGGATGAATTCCGAAAATCCCTCGTCCTCACGGGTAACGCTGCTGGCACCAACGTTGGCGCCCTTGCAGATCTGTCAAAGCAGATAAGTGTGACGGTTGGCACCACTGGCGCAGCTGCAGAGGTGTTGGCTCAGTTAGCAGGCAGCGGGAAGATCGCCGGCGATAGCTTGGCCACTGTCGCAACGGCTGCGCTTGAAATGAAAGACGCAACCGGAAGAGCGGTTGAAGAGACGGTGGCCGAATTTGTGGAAATCGGCAAAGACCCTGTCGAGGCCGCTCGCAAGCTTAATGAACAGTATAATTTTTTGACCGCAGCTACTTATTCGCAGATCGTCGCCTTGAAGGAACAGGGCGACACTGTTGGTGCCACCAAGCTGCTGACCGATACATATGCGGACACGATCAGCACCCGTTCGAAAGAGATCACTGAGAATCTCGGATACATCGAGCGCGCATGGCGTGGCGTATGGAGCATGACCAAAAACGCGGGCGATGCTGTCGCGGAATTTGGTCGATCCCAAGGCATCGCAGGCCAGCTATCGGACGCTCAGCGAGAGCTCGCCGAAATTGACAAGCGAATGCAGAACCCGATCGCTGCGAGCAGCAAGCGAAATCAGGATGAGCGCGAAATAGCACAGAGCCGCGTCAACGCTCTCCAAGACCAGCTTCGGACGCAACAGTCTATCGACAAGGCTCAGGAAAACTACCGCAAGCGGCAGCGCGACTCTGTGGCGGCGATGTACGAGGTTGACGCGCTTGAAAAGTCTGCCTGGACAAATGCTGAAAAACGGGCAGACGCCTTGCAGCGCTATGAGCGTGCTCTTGAAAAAATAAGAAATACGGACCCCAACGATTCGCGGCTTGATCCAAAGGCGGTCGCGAGGGTTCGCGCTGATATTGAAGAGCAGTACAAAGACCCTGCAACCAAAAAGACTCCTGCTTACCGGGAGGACGCCGGCACCAAAGCTCTCGATCAGGCTCGCCAGCAATATTCGGTGCTCCAGCAACAGAACACCCTCATCGGCGCCCAGCGGGGTGAGGTGCAGAAACTTGGCGAGGCCGGCCAGGCCCTGGTGAAATGGGAGCAGCAACTGGCCGACATCAAGGACAAGAAGGTCCTGACCGCCGACCAGAAGTCGCTCCTGGCAAATCAGGAACTGATCACTGCCCAGCTGAAGCGAAACGCAGCCCTTGAGCGGGAGATGCAGCTGCGCAAGGTGGCCACCGAAGAGGCGCAGAAGCTTGCTGCCTTCGAGGCGAACTTGAATAGCCAGCTCCAGCGCTCGTCGGTCGGCCTGAACAGCAACTTGGCCGGCGCAGGTCTGGGCGACCAGGCACAGCAGCGCCTGCAAGAGCGGTTCAGCATCGAACAGCAGTACCAGCAGCAGATGGACAACCTGCTGCAGCAGCGAAACGAAGGCCGGATCAGCGAAAGCCTGTACCAGAAGGAAAACGCTGCGCTGCAGAACGCGCTGGATCAGCGACTGGCCATGCAGGAGCAGTACTACCTACGGGTCGACGAGCAGCAATCGGACTGGTCGCTTGGCGCGCGGGAAGCCTTCAACACCTACCTTGAGCAGGCCCAGAACGTAGCAGGTCAGACCCGAACGTTGTTCACCAATGCCTTCAGCAACATGGAGGATGCTGTAGTCAACTTCGTGAAGACTGGCAAGTTGTCGTTCAAGGATTTCGCTGACGGGGTGATCGAGGATCTGATCCGTATTCAGGTGCGGCAGGCAGCGGCCGGCTTCCTTGGATCGGCATTCGGCTTCCTAACCGGCGGCAGTCAAGCGCTGGGGCAGGGCACCATGACTGGATTCAGCGAAACGATCGCGTCGTCCGGGTTCTCTGGCGGCGGCTACACCGGCGACGGCGGCAAGTTCGAGCCGAAAGGCGTCGTGCACGGTGGCGAGTTCGTCCTTCGCAAGGAAGTGGTGGCACAGCCCGGCATGCGCAACTACCTGGAAGGCCTCAACGTAAAGGGCTATGCCTCAGGTGGCTTCGTGACGCCGCGCGTTGCGTCGAACTCCTCGTCCTATGCCAGCGGCCAGTCGGATGCTTCGCTTGGGTCTATGCCTGCGATCAAGCAGGAAATCACCACAGTTCAGGGCACGGCTGACGACGCAACTCTGGCCCGCATCCAGCAGGCCGCACAGAAGGGCGCACAGGATGGCTACAACCTGGTACTGCGCGACTTCAAGATGAATGGGCCGGCGCGGCAGCTGATCGCCCGAAACCGATAGCAAGAAGGAGTACTGCATGGCTATCCAATGGCCGGCATCGCTGCGCCCGTCTGAAATGACGTGGGGCTTAGTCAATAACAGCCGCGCCTTCACCTCGACGCTATCGAATGCCCAGCAGATTGTTGGGCAGCCGGGTGCCTATTGGCAGTGCACCATCACGTTCGGATTGCTTACGCGCAAGCAGGAGCGACAGCTGACTTCGTTTCTCGGGGAGCTGGATGGGATGTTCGGCACGGTCAACGTGCCGGCATTCACTCGTCGCCGTGCTAACAGTGTGGGAGCGCTCAAGATCGTCAGCGGCCCGTCGCAGTCACGCTCAATCCAGGTTGGAGGCGCCACCCCGAACGCTTCGGTGTTCTCCGTAGGGGACTACATGACGGTCGGAGGCGAGATGTTCGAAGTGATCAAACCAGCCGTGGCAAACGCCCAGGGGCAGGCAGTTGTGCAGGTGAACAAGCGCATTCGCCAGACCTTGGCGGTTGGTGCCGCCATCGAATACCTCAATCCGTTCTCAGAAATGCGCATGACCCAGGACACCTGGAGCATGACCGTGCGTCAGGCCGTGTCGAACGGCAGCTACCAGTTCAGGGAGGCCTTCTGATGCCCTCGACGTTCCCATTCAGCCAGAGCGTGGTCGACATCATCGCCACCGGCAAATTCTTGAGCGTGTACGCCTGCCAGCTCGACTTCGAGGATGGGCCGGTGTACGCGCACACGGGTACCGGTGACCTGGTGATCGGCGGCATCACGTATCTGGGGGTAGGGCAGTTCGGCGAGGTCGGGCAGTCGCAGGAGAGCGACAACTCGAACTCGCCCATGTCGATTGACCTGGCCCTGACCGGCCTGGACAGCTACATCATCACCGAGACCAACATCCGAGGATGCCGCGGTCGCTCGGGCAAGTTGATGTTTGTCGTGTTCGACGAGCAGGGCAACTACGCCGCCGACATCCTCTTCTCTGGCCGCATGGACGCAGCCACCTTTTCCTATGCTGGCAACGGCCAGGACGGCAACAAGATCACCGTCCCGATCGTTGACCGGATGGCCGAGTGGGGCCGCACGGGCACCGAGCGGTTCACCGACGAGAACCACCGGGCCCGCCACCAGGGCGACCGGTTCTTCTACGCCATCGCCCAGATGTCCGAATGGCCCATCTACTGGGGATCCAAAAAGGACGCCCCGACGTTCACCTACGAGAAATAGCCATGCGCTACCGAGACTGGACCACACGCCTCAGCGAAGTGATCAAGGCCGCCTTAGAGCGGCCTTTTTCATGGGGCGAATTCGACTGCTGCCTGTTCGCGGCGGACTGCGCGGTAGCGGTGTGCGGTACCGACCCGGCCGAGGCGTACCGCGGCACCTACAAGACCGAGGCGGGGGCGAAGCGGGCGCTGAAGAAGCAGCACGGAAGCCTCGAGGCAGCATGGGATGCCTGCTTCGCCCGGGTTGCGCCGGCATTCATCCAGCGCGGTGACATTGCCATGTACGAAGCGCCCGGCGGCCGTTCCATGGCCGTGTACTGGGCAAACGAATTCTGGGCGACCACTGACGACGGGGTGGCCCGCGTGGTGTGCGACCCGCTTGCAGTCTGGAGAGTTGAATAATGTCCGGTGGCGTCAGGAAGATTGCTCAAGTCGCCGTCGGCGCGGTGATTGGCTTCGTACAAGGTGGCCCGGTTGGCGCGGCCATTGGTGCCGGCCTGGCGTTCTACATGGCCGAGCAGCAGGAGAAGCTGAACACCAAGTCGCCGATGCGCGACAACGAACCTTCGGCCCAGACCGTTCGCTCCTCCAAGGCGCCCGCGCGCTTCATCCTCGGCCGTGTCAGCACCGGCGGCGTGCTGGTCTGGGCTCAGGAGCAGGCCGGCGACCAAACCGATGGCGAGTGGCTGCACCTGGTCTACGTCCTCTGTGAAGGCCCGGTCGACGCCCTGGAGAACATCTACCTGGGCGAGGAGGAGATCGCCACCTACGGCGAGCATGCCTCCTATGAACTGGTCGTCAACCCGACCCAGGTGAACGCCTTCCTCAAGGCCAACTGCCCTGACTGGAAAGACGAGCAGATCGGCCGCGGGCTGTCGTTCGTACGCCTGTCGCTGAAGTACAGTGCCGAGAAGTTCCCATCCGGCATCCCCGACGCACGCTTCATTGTGCGTGGCCGCAACGATATCTACGACCCGCGCAGCGGCATGGCCGTCTACACGGAGAACACCGCGCTCCACATCCTCTGGTTTCTGCGCAACCGCTGCGGCGTTCCCGACGATGAAATTGTATTCGAGACCTTCGCCAGCGGCGCCAATATCTGCGATGAATCGGTCGCCAACCCTGATAACACCACCAGCCCGCGCTATCGCAGCAGCTGCGTGATCGGCGCCGACGAGCAGCGCACCAACGTGCTGCAGAAGCTTGAGGCTGCCTGTGGTGGCAGGACAATCCGCGTCGGCGGCCGCTGGATGTTCCAGGCCGGGGCCTACTATGGCCCGTACGACTTCGAGGTCACCGAGGACATGGTGATCGGTACCATTACCGGCAGCACCGAGCCGACCAATGATGCCGCGATCAACACGGTGCGCGGCACGTTCATCGACACCTCGCAGTCGTGGACAGAGACCGATTACCCCGAGGTCAGCGTTGCCGAATGGGTGGTCGAGGACGGCGGGGAGGCGGCTGAAACGCTGACCTTCTCCTACGTCACGGATGCCTACCAGGCCCAGCGCCTGGCGAACATCGAGCTGCGCCGTCGTCGTGCGGGTGGCACCATCAGCATTCCCATGAACTTCCTTGGCTACAACTGCCGGCCGGGTCGCGCCGTGCGCGTGAACCTGCCGTCGCTGAACATCTTGGGCGAGTTCATCGTCACCAACTGGAGCATGGGCGCTGACCAGGGCTGCACCGCCCAGCTGCAGCAGTACGATGCAACGCAGTTCGACGATGCCGTGGGCCAGCCGTACAACCCCATCGGCTTCATCAGCCTACCGGCCGGCGGCCTGGGCAGTCCTACC